AAACAGCTGTAAAAGAACAATTAAAATTAATTTACACTACTCAATATGATGATCAAGAATATGTTGAAGAGGAATTTGCTAATTTCTGTAAAAACCAATTATTAAAAAATGCTTTATTAGACTCAGTAGATTTATTAAAAAATGGTCATTATGATGATATTCGATTATTAATTGATAATGCTTTAAAAGCAGGTGCTGATAAAAATTTAGGTCACGAGTATAAAAAAGATGTTGAATCTCGTTATAGAGAATCAAGTAGAAAAGTAGTGCCTACGCCTTGGGCTGTATTAAATACATTACTTCAAGGTGGATTAGGTGGTGGTGATTATGGTTTAATTTATGGTGGTCCTGGTGGTGGTAAATCATGGGATTTAGTAGCATTAGGTGCATTTGCAGGTTCATTAGGTTATAAAGTAATTCACTATACTTTAGAATTAGGTGAAGATTATGTTGGTAAAAGATATGATGCATATTACACAGGAATATCTGTAAGTGATGTTCACAATTACCAAGATAAGATTAAAGAAATGTTAGAAGAGTATGATGATAATATTATCATTAAAGAATATCCGTCTAAAGGAGCATCTTTAACTACTATCAAATCACATATTCAGAAAACAATGGATTTAGGTTTTACACCTGATTTAATTTTAATTGATTATGTTGATTTATTAAAACCACCTTCACGCCGTAAAGAAAAGAAGGAAGAAATTGATGATTTACATTATGGAACTAAAGGTTTAGCCAAAGAATTAAACTTACCTATTTGGTCAGTATCACAAGTAAATAGAGCAGGTGCTAAAGATGAAATTGTTGAAGGTGATAAATCAGCAGGTTCATATGAAAAACAAGCCATTGTAGATTTTGGTATGTCTCAATCAAGATTGAAGAAAGATAAAACAGAAGGTACAGGAAGATGGCATATTCAAAAGAATCGTTACGGTCCTGATGGTATGACTTACAATGTTAATATTGATACTTCTTGTGGTCATATTGAAGTATTAGGAGAGTATGATGATACTGAAGATTACAAAAACCAACCACAAGCTCCTGCATCTAAATTTGGAGGAATTACTTCTAATGAGAAAAACACAATGAGTAATTTATTTAAAAATTTTACTTTAAACACTGATACTGAATAATATTTATAACCACGTCTTTTAAATTTTAAAAATTTATGTTAACAACACCTCGTCATTATTACAAACCATTTGAATACCAAGAAGCATTTGATTTCTATTTAAATCAACAAAGAGCACATTGGTTAGCAGATGAAGTTCCATTAGCATCCGATTTAAATGATTGGAAATTAAAACTAACGGAAGAAGAAAAAAACCTAATAGGTAATATCTTAAAATCATTTGCTCAAACTGAAGTGCATGTAAATGATTATTGGTCATCAAATGTATCTAAATGGTTTCCAAAACCTGAAATAGTAGCAATGACTTCTACATTTGGTTCTTTTGAAGCCATACATGCCCAAGCATATGCTCGTTTAAATGAAGAATTAGGATTAGAAGATTTCGCAGCATTTTTAGAAGACGAAGCATCAGCAGCTAAAATTGATAGATTGTTAAATACTCCTAATGAAACATTAGAAGAAAAAGCGCAATCTTTAGCAATATTTTCAGCATTCACAGAGGGTGTTAACTTATTTTCTTCATTCGCTATACTAATGTCTTTTCAACTAAGAAACCTAATGAAAGGTACAGGACAAATTGTAGAATGGAGTGTAAGAGACGAATCATTACATTCAAAAGCTGGATGTTGGTTATTTAGAACATTACTAAATGAAAATCCTGAATTAGACACAGATGATTTAAGGAATAAAATAACTGAAGCTTGTCATTTATCTGTAAAATTAGAATTTGATTTTATTGATAAGGCTTTTGAAATGGGTGATATTGAAGGTTTAAATAAAGATCAACTAAAAAACTTTATTAAAGCTAGAGCAAATGAAAAAATAGTTGAATTAGGTTATCATGCAGTTTATAATGATATTGATCCAAATTTATTAAAACAAATGGAATGGTTTGGTCATTTAACATCAGGTAAAACACATCAAGATTTCTTCGCAGGTAGAGTAACAAGTTATGCAAAATCAACAGCCGATTGGGACAATTTATAAATAAATAATTAAAATGAGTATACAAGTAGATACAAGTACATGGGTTAAAGGAAAACAATACCCAATATGGGCTGATGAAATTTCATTAAGTATTATCTCTAAAGGGTATTTACTACCTGAAGAAGATATGTTTAAAGCATTTTTAAGAGTAAGTAAAGCATCAGCAAGAAGATTAAAACGTAAAGACTTACAACCATTCTTTTATGAAGCGATGGTTAAAAATTGGTTATGTTTAGCATCACCTGTATTCTCAAATATGGGAACTGAAAGAGGAATGCCAATTTCATGTTTCGGAATTGATGTAGATGATTCTATTGAAGGAATCGCTCATTCTAATTCAGAATTAATGAGATTATCTTCACAAGGTGGTGGAGTAGGAGTAGGTTTATCTCGTATTAGAGGTAGAGGTAAAGCTATCAAAGATAATGGAGTAAGTGAAGGTGTAGTACCTTGGGCTAAAATATTTGATTCAACAATTCTTGCAACAAATCAAGGCTCAGTACGTAGAGGAGCAGCATCTGTTAATTTAAGTATTAATCATCCTGATATTGAAGAGTTTATGAGTATTCGTAGACCAAAAGGTGATGTCAATAGGCAATGTTTAAATCTTCATCAATGTGTTGTAGTTGATGATGCATTTATGAATAGACTTGAAGAAAGAGATCCTAAAGCATTAAAATTATGGGGTGAAATTCTTAAAACTCGTTTAGAAACTGGTGAACCTTATATTATGTTTGAGGATAATATTAATAATACTAATCCTCAACCTTACAAAAACAATAATTTAAAAGTAACAATGACGAACATTTGTTCTGAAATTGCACTTTATACAGATGAATTACACTCATTTATTTGTTGCTTATCTTCATTAAACTTAGCAAGATGGGATGAATGGAAAGATTATAAGTTTGAAAATGGTATGACATTACCTGAGTTATCTACTTGGTTTTTAGAAGGAGCATTACAAGAATTTATTGATAGAGCAAAACATATTAAATTCTTTGAAAATACAGTACGTTCAGCCTCTAAAGGAAGAGCAATTGGTTTAGGAGTATTGGGATGGCATACATTTTTACAATCTAAAGATTTACCATTTATTGGAATACAAGCTGATACTTACACTAGAATGATGTTTGATTTTATTGAACAAGAATCTATTAAAGCATCTAAAGCACAAGCATTAGAATATGGTGAACCTGAATGGTGTAAAGGAACTGGATTACGTCACACACATTTAATGGCTATAGCTCCAACAGTATCAAATGCTCATATCTCAGGAGGTGTTTCACCTTCAATTGAACCAATTCCTGCTAATGTTTTTAATTTAAAAACAGCTAAAGGAGTATTTATTAAGAAAAACCCAATATTAGAAAAATTATTAGAAAGTAAAGGATTTAATATTGATAGTGTTTGGGATCAAATATTAAAGGATCAAGGTTCAGTATTAGGATTACCTGATTACATCTTATCAGATGAAGAAAAAGAAGTATTCTTAACTTTTAAAGAAATTAATCAGTTAGAAATTGTAAGACAAAATGCTCTTAGACAAAAATATGTTGATCAAGCAATTTCCTTAAACTTATCATTTGATCCTAATGATACTCCTAAATGGATTAGCACAGTACATAAAGAAGCACATGCTTTAGGAATTAAAACTTTATATTACTTAAGAACAGAATCAGTGTTAAGAGGAGATAATTTACAACGTACCGCTGAAAGTTGTGTAAGCTGTGAAGGTTAAATAATAATATAAAATTCTTAAAAAGAAGTCCTGGATACTCCAGGGCTTTTCATATTTATTGTAAATTATGTTCTTAGAAATAGTTGTCGTTAATAGGTTTTAAGTTTTATTAACTTAATTAAATATTTACGTATGGGATTTTTTAGTATTTTCAAGAAATCAAATGATTATAACGAAAAAGTTATAATTGGGTTTTTATCTTTTGCAGTAATGGTAGCTGCCATTGTAGTTGACCTTGTTACAGGTTACATGGGTAAAGCATTAGAACTGAATGAATATATTTTTGATGCGTTCATGTACATTACATTAGGTAGTTTTCTTCCTGATGTAATTGAAAAGTTTGCTGGTTTTAGAGGAGGAAACAAGTCTAGTAACGAGTAAAAATGAAAAACTTATCAAAAGAAGAATTGCTGAGTAGACTTGAGGCAATCAATAGAAGTAATGCTATTATCTACTTTGACCTTAGCGGTATTATACTAGGGGTTAATGATATCTTCTTGGAAGCAATGGGGTATGGAGTGGGTAACCATGAAGAACTTATAGGTAAACATCATAGCACTTTTGTATGTGAAGAGTATGCAAGATCACTTGAATATGAAAAATTTTGGGACATACTAAGAAGCGGTAAGTACTATCAGGGAGAATTTGAAAGAAGACGAAAAGATAAAAGTCTTATTAATCTTCAAGCAACTTACAATCCTATTTTTGATGATAGTGGTAAGATTACTAAAATAATGAAAATTGCTACTGACATTAGTGCTATTGTTAGTAGTAAAAAACAGATAGATGCTATCAATAGAAGTACAGCTCTTATTAGTTTTAATACTGATGGATTTATAACAGATGCAAATCCTATATTCTTAGAAACTATGGGGTATAAATCCAATGAAAAAGATAAAGTCATTGGAAAACATCATAGCATTTTTGTAAGCTATGAATATTCAAAGTCTGATGAATATGCTAAGTTTTGGGAAAATTTAAAAAAAGGTACATTCTTTGATGGAATATTTGAAAGAAGAAAAGTAGATAACTCTATTGTTTATTTACAAGCAACATATAATCCTGTGCTTGACAGTAAAGGCAATATCACTGATGTAGTTAAAATCGCTACTGATGTTACTGAAGCTGTAAATGATAAGAAGAAGATAGATGAGCTTACACAGAATTTAACAATTGAATTAGAAAACTCTGAAAAACTTAAAAATTCAATAGAATTAGAAAAGGATACTGCTTTAAATGATTTAGATGTAGTATTAAAAAAGAGTCAAAATGAGTTAATAAAAATAATTGTTAAATGTGCTTTAGCAGTTATAGTTGGAGTAGGTGTTGTAACAACTATATTATATTGGTTAGCGATGCTTACAGGTAAGGACACACAAATAATTGGTTCAACTTGGTCAAATATGTTTAGTGTTTTATTAACTAATGCATTTTCAATAGTTGGTACAATTATGGGAATTAAATACGCCACACAAGAAAATAATAACAAATAAAAATTAGGATATGAGCTTGAAAAGTTTACAAGAAAAAATAGGGGTAACAGCAGACGGAGTATTTGGTCCTGGTACTATGAAAAAAGCAATGGAGTTTTATAAATTTACTCCAATTAGAGCAGCACACTTCTTTGCTCAAACAGCACACGAAACAGGAGGTTTCAAATTATTTACAGAGAATCTAAATTACTCAGCAGACGGTCTTCAAAAGATCTTTGGAAAATATTTTCCAGGTAACTTAGAAGAATCTTATTCAAGAAATCCTGAAAAAATTGCAAACAGAGTTTATGCATCTAGAATGGGTAATGGGGCAGAAGCTTCAGGAGATGGGTGGAAATTCAGAGGAAGAGGAGCTCTTCAATTAACAGGAAAAGATAATTACAAAGCATTTTCTGATTATCTAAAGAAGCCAGAGATTATGACTACTCCAGATCTAGTAGCAACTACTTACTCTTTTGAATCAGCAATGTTCTTCTTCGATAAAAATAAATTATGGTCAATTTGTGATCAAGGAGTAAACGATGCAGCTATCTTAGCTCTTACAAAAAGAATTAATGGTGGTACTCATGGATTAGATGATAGAAATCAAAAAACTAAAAAATATTACGAATACGTAAAATAGTTACCATGAAAACAGGCCTACTAATTACATTATCAATGTCAACACTACTAGCCTTTATAGGCACTTATTTCTTTAATTTAACTGCTGATAATGCTGAGCAATTTCTAGCAGTAGGATTGGTTGTCTTTGCTGATGGATTCTTTGGAGTATGGGCTGGAATTAAAAGAGAAGGATTTCAAACATTTAAAGCATTAAAAGTATTAAAAACTTATATCTTTTGGAATATAATGCTTGCTTGTATTCTTTCAATTGAAAAAGGGTTTACAGGAACAGGATGGTTAAGTGAAACAATAATGGCACCATTCCTAGTATTCCAACTAATCTCTGTACTAAAAAATGCTTCAATGGTAGGAGTTGTAACAAATGAATTACTTACTCAGATATTAGATAAACTAGATAAACATAAAGGAGAAAGAGATGTTAAAGAATAATGATCATAATATAGTTTTGTATGTAGTTGCAGCTTTGCTTGTTTACTTAATTTTTACTACTAACGGAATTAAAACAGACATAAAAGGTTACAAACAGAATATCGAGAATATACAAACTAAAGTAGATTCAGCTAAAGCTGTCGATACTAAAATCGTACATAAGATTGATTCAGTAAAACAAAAAGTAATTACAATCAATAACGATATTCACCACATTGACAAAACAATAACTATAGTAAAAGAAAAAACAAATGAAAAAACTAATTCTATTAATAAGTTTTCTAACCCTGAGCTGGAATACTTTTTCACAAACAGATACAACAAAGACCTTAGCAGTAGTAAAGACTGATACTACTCAAGTATGCTTACCAGCACCAGTAGCAAGACAAGTTGCAAAAGACTTATTACGCTATGATGGATGTGTTGAAGAGATAAAATTACTATATGCAAAAATAGATAAACTTGAAGATATAAGTAAAGTTAAAGCAGTTATGCTTGACTTATACGAAGAAAAAGATACAAACTCTCAATTCATCATCCAGCAAAAAGATTTACAAATTAACCAATACGAAAAGCTTACAAATGATTTAACTAAAGAAGTTAAAAGTAAAAGAAGAAGTACTTTGTTTTGGAAAATAACAACAGGAGCTGCAACTTTTCTCAGTGTATTTTTAGTATTAAAGTAAAATAAGTTTGGCTCCCTAAGGGAGCCTTATTATATTTAGTTATATAAATTATTTAAGTTATGAAAATTTCACATGAATTACCTTTAAGTCTATTAGAACATAGTTTAGACTGGAACGATTTTGAATATTGTTTACCACATCTATTAGACAAACATCCTGATTACAGACAATATTTTTTAGATTCAAGAGAAAGAGACAGATTCATTATCATGGATAATGGCCTCTTTGAGGGAGTAACTCACACAACTCAAGATCTACTTGAAAAAATCGATTTAATTAAACCCGACATTTTTATTGTTCCTGATGAATGGAATGATTCAGCAATTACGGCTAAAAACGCTAAACATTGGCTTCAATACAAGATGCCGATGCGTACCAAATTAATGGTAGTACTGCAAGGAAAAACCGTAAGTGATATACATTTATTGTATAAACAATGTATAGATTTAGGTTATACACATTTTGCTTTTAATCATTCATCAGTTGTTTATCAAGAATTAGGTGGATCTGAAAATACCTTAGCTAATCAATCTGTTGGAAGAGTACTATTAATACAATACTTATTACAGCAAAATGTAATTAAAGAGCATCACTATATCCACTTATTAGGAGCATCAACTCCACAAGAATTTACATTCTATAGAGATGCCTTACCTACATTAATTAATTCAGTTGATACTTCAAATCCAATTATTTGTGGAGCTTTAGGTATTAAATATACTGAATTTGGTTTATTAGAAAAACCTAAAGAAAAAATTGAAGAATTTATGGAAGAAAATTTGGATTCTCAATTAGAAGATATTATATTTAACGTAAACAAATTTAAAGAATTTTGCAATAAATGATAAAGTTTTATTTAATACAGTTTATAAATTACCCACTTAGGTGGTTTGGATATCC